TTGTGATTTACGTGCAATGTTTGAGTATAAAATTTCAAAAGTAGAATCAATTTTGTATTGCGGTAAGTGTTTGCCTTCTTTTTTAAATGACCGAAAAAAAGCAGGACTATTAACTATTACTGAAGAGTATAAAGAAGATCAAGCATCAGCACTTAAAGCCTTAGCACCAGAAACTACTGACCCTGAAGAAACACCTAAAAAGAAGGCTGCATCTAAAAAGTCGGATAAGTAAATGAAATTAATACGAAAGTTTGCAGTACAGGGCCATTACGTCCCATCTTCATCTCACGCTCCTAGAGGTCCCTTTCCCCCAGAAGTTTTAGCAGGACCACAAATGGAGCAAGATCTTGATCATGCCGATTCTCTGCATGTGGCTTTAGATGATGTTAAGTTCTTTAAATGCAAAGATTGTGAAAATATTTTAGAAGAATCTGAATTAGACGATCACGAGTGCTACGATTAAACCCTGACATTTTATCTATATTCTTGGATACTTACTTTTAAGGTCCCCTAAGCGCATAGGGAAAATAAACCTCTCTAGAGAAAGAAGAAAACATGGCAGTAAATAACAACGGTAATCTTTTAGATACCGCAGGTGAAGTCGCTATTGACTTCGTATATGGAAACTTCCCTATTCAACCAAACGATGCTCGTCCAGATGCAGCAAGTGCAACTCTTTCGACAACAGTCACTACAAGAGTAGCGGGTCGTCTAGATCCAGCACTTGATAACCACATCAACGCTCTTTCAGGTTGGAATGGTTATCCACAATATTCACCAAACTCAGCAGGAGAAGATGTAGTCGGAGAAACTGACTACGTACTTGTACCTTCAGTACTTGGTCTTACAACAGCACTTGCAACTGACGCAATGAAGGACGCATCACTTGTTCCTACAACTGCAGCAGCAGCAGCAAACGTTGGTAAGGACATTACACGCTTTGATGCTACAAGTTCCACAGTGGCATACGTATTCGGCACCTACTTTGACAGCACCTATCCAGTTGGTTCTAAGGTCACAATCACAGCAGGTACAGGTATTCCAGCATATGCAATCGGTACTTGGACAGTTACAGGTGCAAGTTCTGGAAACCAAATTACAATCGGTGGTTCTGGATTTACAGTAGCCAACACCACTGGTATCAGCGGAACAAAAACTATTGCAGGTGCAGCAGGAACAATCAAGACACAGTCACGTGCAGCAGGCGCAAACAGCGTTGTTCCAGGTGCAGCAGTAACAATTACACCTTGGGCAACAGCGTCCTAATAAGTTAGGCAATTAATATGGCTCGTGTAGCAGGCGGCAGGAGTAGTCGTGGTAAACGACGCTCTTTGCCGTCTGCTCAAGAGTTAATGAATGATTTAGGGCGAAATGTATTTGGCAGTGATTTTAGCGGTGCTCCCGTAACAGCCTCTACAGCAGAGTTTAGAAACCTGCGTAGTCGTATGGAAGACGAATCACAGGGCCTAGATTATTTTTTGTTTGATGATGAACGAACTGACTATGAAAATAGGGCTGGACAAAACACAGCAAACTCTTACCGACGTCAATTTGAAGACGTTACTGGTAAAACACCTATTATTCCTGGTTATGCTGGTCCTCAAAATGAGGAAGATACTTCGCCAGCGCCCATTACTATAGTTCCTACATCTACAACTAACCCAGAACGCCCTCGTACTGTAGCGGCTGGTTATGATGCAGATGAAGAAAAACTAACAGTTGTGTTCCGTGATGGAACTTTTTATAATTATTACGAGGTAGACGAAAACGAATGGGCTGCATTTAAAGCAAACCGTTCTAAAGGTGCAATTATTTACCGTATGCTTGACTTTAAACCACGTGGACCTGCAGATGAATCTAGTATTTCTCAATCTGCTAGAGAAGCGTATTACCGCTTTGCTCGTGGGGCTCAACTCCACTCAGGTGGTAAGACTAAAGGACAAAACAAAACAACGTATAAAACAAAGGCGCAGGCAACTAAAAAGAGGAAGTAAATGCCAAAGGTACACAACATCGGACCAATATTCGTTCAACTTACTAAATTCCCCTATGATTGGGGTAACAAGTTAGTTGTTCGTGGATGGACGCAAGAAATTGAAGAACCTTTTAGAACATCTCAACCTCTTATACTAAGACTGCCAAAATACAAAGCACTAGTGTGTGGACGTTGGACTGGCGTAAAAAATGAAGAAGAAGCACTAACGGGAGCACTAGAAACACGGGAAGTGACATATGATGATTTCACGGAAGAAAAAGGATGGACACCAGCCCCAGACTCGGATAGAGAAGCGGGTATCAAAGATTTCAACACCAGACTTGGTGCAATGGATGGAACACTCAATGTTCACGATTGGGAAATGTATAACCGCTTGGCAGAAGAATCCAAGTGATGAAATGCTTGATGAAGTAGTTATGGGTGCAGAAGCGTTTCACGCTATTGCTAAAGAGTTGAGACGACGTAACTAGTGTGTTACGCTTTGCTTGCTTTACCTCTCTCTTGGTCAGGCGACGGCCCACGCAAGTGGGTCTCGCTATTTATGGAGTCAAATGAACACTTATGATGACGAAAAGTTTGAGGAAATTAACCCTGAGTTCTACCTCAATGATGAAGATTTAGCGCCTGAAGAAACTGTAGAAGAACTTGACGAGTTATCACAGCAATTTGTTGAAAAATTAATAGATAAAATATTAGACTTCTTAAAAGTTTTAGTAGGTCACGACCTTCACCCATATCAAAAACCTTTAGCAAGGCGCATCATTGAATCGGTAATCATTAACGATGGCGAAGAAATAACAGCACTTGCTGCACGTCAGTCAGGTAAATCAGAAACTGTTGCAGATACAGTGGCAACACTCATGGTTTTGCTTCCACGCCTTGCAAAGTTGTACCCAGATTTACTTGGAAAGTTTAAAGATGGTTTATGGGTAGGGTTATTTGCACCTACTGAATCACAGGTAGAAACACTGTTTAGCCGTGCTGTAACACGCCTTACTTCTGAGCGTGCAGTAGAAATTCTTGGTGACCCTGAAATTGACGATTCTGCTGCACGTGTAGGCGGTGTGACACGCATGATAAAATTAAAGAAGTCTGGTTCAACAATTACTATGATGACTGCTAACCCTCGTGCAAAAATTGAATCTAAGTCTTTCCACTTGATTGTGATTGACGAGTGTCAAGAAGCAGATGACTTTGTTGTATCAAAATCTATCTCCCCTATGTTGGCGTACTACGCAGGGACAATGGTTAAGACTGGTACACCTACAACTAGTAAGAATAATTTTTACCGTGCTATTCAAATGAACAAACGTCGTCAAACAGGCCGTGCTTCAAAACAAAACCATTTTCAATGGGATTGGAAAGAAGTATCAAAATTTAACCCTAACTATGAAAAGTTTATTAAAAAAGAAATGCTTCGCATTAGTGAAGACTCCGACGAGTTTCAAATGTCATATTGCTGTAAATGGTTACTTGAACGAGGTATGTTTGTAACTTCTAGTGTTATGGACAAACTGGGGGACACATCTTCAGAGTTAGTTAAGTCTTGGCACAAGACTCCTTGTGTAGTCGGTATTGACCCTGCACGTAAAACTGACAGTACGGTTGTAACTGTTGTGTGGGTTGACTGGGATAGACCAGATGAGTTTGGGTATTTTGAACACCGTGTACTTAACTGGCTAGAAATTCAAGGAGACGATTGGGAAGAACAATACTTTCAAATTGTTAATTTTCTAGAAAACTATGACGTTCTTGCTATTGGTGTTGACGCTAACGGTGTTGGCGATGCTGTTGCACAACGTTTAAAACTCCTTATGCCAAGAGCAGAGGTTAGTCCGCTTACATCCTCTCCTTCTGAACAATCAAAACGTTGGAAACATTTACAAGCGTTAATTCAAAGAGAAATGATTTCTTGGCCCGCCCATGCAAAAACACGCAGATTACGCACATGGAAGAGATTTGTACAACAAATGACGGATGCAGAAGTACAGTACAAAGGTCCTAATTTTCTTGTAGCAGCCCCTGATGAAGCCTATGCACATGATGACTTTGTGGACTCTTTATCAATAGCCTGTTCTTTAACAGAGTCGTTAGTTATGCCTGAAGTTTTAGCGTCTTCTAATCCTTTTTTCTAGTTCAGCAACATAAAGGGTCTAAAAGGTAGGAAACTTTTACCTGGAATGGCCTTCCTATTTATCCTTAAGGAGTAAAAATGAGTATATCACCAGCACCTCAATTTCCAGAGCGTGCACCCCAGAACTACGAAGTAAAGGGCGCAGACAACGCAACACGTCGTGGTCCACTTCGCTTTGAAGAAGGAATCGCAACTGACACAGATGTGCCAAACGATTTCCAGAAGGGCATGATGCAGGGTTACATTCCTGCAGCAGGACGCCCTAACCGTAATGCAAACGTATTTGAGAAGCCTGCTGCTGAAACTCTTGCAGAGCGTGCCCACGTGGGTTCTGCTGCATGGGTAGAAGCACCAACATTCTTAGGTGAGTTCGCACACGGAACACACAACGATTACGCTGCTCAGACAATTGAGACAGTTGTTCGTTCTGGTGGACGTACACAACGTCAATCAGCAACAGTCGTAAACGACTAATTTAGCCAGACATCTGATAACCCCCACATTAGTGTGGGGGTCTATCGGGTTATAGAGAGGAGATAGTATGGCGAGTAAACCAGCAAACCCAAAAATGTGGGCGATGATTGTTGCGCAAGCAAAAGCAAAATACTCCAACTATCCAAATCCAGGTGCATCGCACTGGGTTCATAAGACTTATGTAGAACATGGTGGTCGTTTCATCGAAACTACAGAAGCAGACCGTAAAATGAATATTGCAAAAAAGAAACATGAAAGAGAAAAGTTAGAAAAAAGAAGTAAGACTGATAAAAATAAAACAGAAAAAAAGTCTTCTAAGAAGGATAAAGGCAAGAAGTAATGTCATTTATGGACTTCAGTCCTCCGTCATACAGGGCTGCATCATCAGACTTAACCATTTCGGTTTCACCACTTGGTTTAGTTGAACTTGCTGACGAAGAATTTGAAGTACATGGTCCACGCCTTAATCGCTACTCACTTAACTGGGCAATGTACCTTGGTCATCACTGGGGCTACCGCCGTGAATCTGGCGAAATGCAACTTACAGTTAACTACTATCGTGCATTTAATGACTTTTTAGCACGTTTTGTATTTGGTAAAGGTATTCATTTCCGTTCCCCTAAAGCAACAGAAGCAATTGTTCCAGACCGCTTAGAGCGTATTTGGGAAGTAGACAACGACAAGATGCGTGTACTTCTTGAAATGGCACAACAAGGCGGAATTACTGGAGATGTATTTGTAAAGATTGCATACGAAGAAGCATGGAAAGATTCATCAGGAGCAAACCATCCAGGTCGTGTTCGTCTTCTTCCAATGAACTCTTCTTTCTGTTTCCCTGAGTTTCACCCACACGATAGAACACGTCTTCTTCGTTTTAAACAGAAGTATCGTTTCTGGGGAACGTCACTAGAAGGTACTAGACAAGTATTTACTTACACCGAAATCCTTACTGACGACACAATCGAAGAGTACATCAATGATGAATTGATTGACTCTCGTCCAAATCCACTTGGTCTTATTCCAGTGGTGCACATACCTAACGTTCCTGTTTCAGGTTCACCGTGGGGTCTCGCAGACGCACACGACATCATCACACTAAACCGCTCTTACAATGAGATATCAACCGACATTGCAGACATCATTAACTATCACGCTTCCCCTGTGACAGTTATTGTTGGTGCAAAAGCCTCTAATCTTGAAAAAGGTGCAAAGAAGGTTTGGGGCGGTCTTCCAAAAGATGCTCAAGTCTTCAACCTTGAGGGAGGTGCTGCAGGAATTCAAGGTGCTCTTTCGTACCTAGAACTCTTGAAGCGTTCAATGCACGAAATTATGAACATCCCAGAAACCGCACTGGGTCAAGTTCAACCTATCTCTAATACATCTGGCGTTGCGCTCTCAATTCAGTATCAGCCATTGATGAACCGTTGGGCACAAAAAACTTCACAGTACGGCAAGGGCTTAGAAAAGATTAACGAACTTGCTCTACGTACATTGTTCTTTAAAGAACCAGAAACAATGCTTTACAACCCAGACGTAGATGGTCCTATTAAAGAAGGTCAATATCCACAACTTGACCCTAATGACCCTATTTCTTACCAAAACTATGCACAGTTCCCACAACCACTTCCTCTAGACAAGTTAATTGTTTTAAATGAAATTCAAACTAAACTTGGAATGGGCCTTGAGTCTAAGGAAGGCGCATTGCGTCAACTTGGTGAAGAATTCCCAGAAGAGAAGTTAAACGAGATTCGTGAAGAACTTATGTCTGATGCACAGGCAGACGGTGCGCTTCAATTGATAAAGATTCAAATTCAGAAAGCCATTATGGATATGACTGGCATGATGCCAGGACCTGATGGAAATTCTGCAATGCCGATGGAGCCAACACTTATGGGTGATGGAGATGTTTTG